TTGTTCCTTAGTTTTCACAATACAAAGGCAAAAGGCTGCGCCTTTTGACAGTGGCGCTGGATACCGGATCAGCGGTCGCTGCGCTCCCTTGTCCGGTATGACGATGCATAGACATGAACAGCCCTGCGCGGCGGGGCGGGACGGTTGTCTTTTGGGGTCAAGGGGCGGGGCGGAAAAATACCGGACTGAAGACCGCGCAGCGGGCTGAGGGAGGATGATTTTTTCGCACCGGCGCAGCGCACCCCTTGACCCCAAAAGAGAACTGTGGGGGTGGGAGGCGCGTGCTTCCGGCGAGGAAAAGGCTCCCACCCAGCAGAATTTGCTTTGGGCCTCAAGGGTCCGCTTCGCCGAGGGGAAAAAAATCATCCTCCCTCGCTATCGCTCAGTCCGGTATTTTTCCCCCCTCGCCCTTGACCCCCAAACCCAATCCTGCTGCCCCGCCCCGCCTTTTCAAAATATTTTTAAAAAAAAGGCCCCGACGTTTTCACGTCAGGGCCTTTGATACAGAAAGTCTAAAGAAAACTATTTCTTCAGAACGGTGATGGAGCGACGGTTTTTGGACCAAGCGGACTCGTCAAAACCAGCAACAGCAGGACGCTCTTTACCAAAGCTGATGGTGGTGATGCTGCTGGCAGGGACACCGGAAGCCACCAAGAAGTCTTTTGTGGCGGTGGCACGACGGGCACCCAAGGCAAGGTTGTATTCACGGGTTCCGCGCTCGTCGGTGTGACCTTCGACGATCAGGGCCAAATCAGGGTTGGTTTTCAACCATTCGGCTTGCTTGCGCAGGGTGGCTTTAGCGTCTTCGTCCAAAGCGTGGCTGTCATAAGCAAAGTACACGTTGGCGCCAACAGCGGCATCAAAAGCGCCTTGTTTTTCGTTGATTTGGCTCAGATCCGTACCGTAGGTGGTGACGTTCACATCACTGGGAGTTGAGCTGGCGCTGGTGTCGGAAAGATCGTTTCCTGTGGAAACGTTGTCTTCACCGCCGGCACAAGCGGCCACAGCGACCAAAAGAGAGACAGACAAAAGAATTTTTTTTATCATAGGTTTACCTTAACGTTGATGATGAATGAATAACTGCGCAGGATGGGGGAGATTTTCAATCTCTTTTTCTCAAGCGACTGTGAATATACATTTTTTCTGACCAAAGAAAAGGACTTTTATCAAAAAAAAAGGATGAGAAAAATTTGCGTGTATCATTTCGAACACAGGGGTAACAGATGGCTCTTTCTTTTTTGCAAGCAACAAAAAAATGTGTCGTGCTTTCCCTATTTGCGTACTGAGCCAAGAACAAACACCTACGTAGATGTTCAAGTAGCCGTCAAACCCAGGGCTGTTCATGTCTATGCATCGTCATACCGGACAAGGGAGCGCAGCGACCGCTGATCCGGAATGACGCAGAATCGTTAGGTTCTGGCAGAAAGGAACAGCCCTAGCGTCAAACCTCTAAAAAAGCAAAAACGATAGGCTCAGCAGAGCCTATCGTTACAGTTACCTGTCACCTGTCACCTGTCAGGTGTTACCTGCCTTTCGGATTCAACCGATCCCGCAGAATTTTTCCCGATTTGAAAAACGGGGTGGCTTTGGCAGGAACGAAGACAGATTCCCCTGTTTTGGGATTTCTGGCTTGGCGCTGCTCGCGATGACGTACGGCAAAAGACCCAAAGCCCCTGAGTTCAACGCGGCCGTTATGGGCCAGCGCTTGGGTAATTTCCTCAAAAAACAAAACCACAGCCTCTTCCACCTGTTTGGCGGACAGATGAGGGTTTTCTTTGCACAAAGCATCAATAAGTTCAGAGCGTTTCATAATCAATACAGTCCTTTTCGACACAACACATAACAGACAAAACAGAGGGAAGGCATACCCCCTCCCTCTTCATCCCCCTTGGCGATCAAGACGAGGCTTCATCCTTCGAGGTTTTGGCACTTGCGCTTTTCTTAATGGCAGGGCCCAAAATATCACCCAAACTGGCGCCGCTGTCTGCGGAACCATATTCGGCCATCATTTGTTTCTCTTCCTTGATTTCACGGGCTTTGATGGACAACGTGATTTCTTGTTTGGACAAATTCAGGGCAGTGATGAGGGCATCAATCTTTTCCCCCTTGGCAAAACGATCCGGACGTTGTTCGCTGCGATCACGGGACAAATCCGATCTTTTGATAAAGAGAGGCTGTTCAAAGTTGGGCAGCGTCACATGAATCCCCGCATCTTTAATGTCGGATACGGTACAGGTCACAATATCACCCTTCTTCAGCTTGACAGAGGGAGCGCTGCTGGTGGAAGAAGCCTCCTCAGACTTCGATGCGCTGGGCTGGGCCGCCTGCGATGAAGCGTTGGCACCCAATGTCACGGACATTTCTGCCGGATCAACTTTTAATAGGGTGACGGTTATGACATCGCCCTTGGCAATGGTTTTTAACGCCTCAGCCCCTGAGCCTTGGGGGGTGAAATCTTCCGCGGCCAAAGTGCCACGAATACCGCTTTCAAGTTCAACCAACACTTTGGCGTTATAGGTTCGCACCACAACCCCCTGCAATTCCGTGCCCTCGGGGTGCTGATCCGCAAAACGTTTGTAGGGATTTTCCTGACACTGTTTCATACCCAGACTGATGCGGCGCTTGTCGGTATCCACATCCAAAACCATCACATCAACATCTTGGCCAATGGTCACAACTTTTTTAGGATCGGGGTTTTTATCCGCCCAAGAGATTTCAGACATATATACCAGACCCACAATGCCAGGCTCCAGCTCAACAAACGCCCCATAATCGGTGACACTGCTGATGCGTCCGGTCAGTTTGGTGCCCACGGGGAATTTGGTGACGGCCACTTTCCAAGGGTCTTCCTCCAGATGCTTCATGCCCAGAGAAATGCGCTTGGTTTCGGGGTCAATTTTGGTGATTTGAACCTCGATGGTTTGGCCAATTTCCAGCGCTTCGCTGGGGTGATTGACGCGGCGCCAAGAAATATCCGTAACATGCAACAATCCATCCACACCGCCCAGATCCACAAAGGCCCCAAAGCGGGTGATGTTTTTGACCACGCCCTTGACCACTTGTCCCTCGATGATGTTTTTCAGGAACTCTTCGCGGGCTTCGGTGCGGGATTCTTCTAAAATGGCACGACGGGACACGATGATGTTGCCGCGTTTTTTGTCCATTTTCAAAATCTGGAACGGTTGTTCGATATTCATCAGCGGTGACAAATCCCGTATAGGGCGAACATCCACTTGACTGTTGGGCAGAAACGCCACGGCGCCCTGCAAATCAACCATCAAACCACCCTTAACACGGCTGAAAATTTTTCCGGTGGTGGGTTCATCTTTGGCGTAGGCTTTTTCCAATTCAATCCACGCCTCTTCACGGCGGGCTTTTTCACGGCTCAGGACAATGGCCCCGTCGCGATCTTCGTAACGATCCACGTAAACATCGACTTCATCGCCCACGGCGGGGGTTTTGCCATCGGCTTGCTCAAATTCCTGTAAAGGGACCATACCCTCAGATTTTAAACCCACTTCAATCAGGGCAAAGCCCCCGAACAGATCCATAACGTGACCGCGCAGAACAGAGCCCTCAATTTTGCCCTCCGCCCCTAAAACTTCATCCAGCAACGCGCCAAAGGATTCTTTGGATTGAGATGTTTGCTGTGCTTTTTGATGTTGCATGAACAATGCCTTTGATTTGGTTAATGAAAGACCTTCCTTATACGATGCTGTTTTTCGTTATGCAAGGTGTCTTTGGGGTTTTTTTTTTGGAAAAAACGAAGGGAGGCAAAAGCGTTCCTGCGAAAGATCACGATTCTTCTTCACGCGGCGATGCGACCTAAGGACGCGAAGACCTTCCTGATTCAAGGCCTCCCTTGCTCCGCCACCACGGCGGCGGCGGCGGCATCCAGATGATATTGGGGGACATCGCGCATCAGGGCGGTGATTTTATCGTAACCTTCCAGATCCACCAAAACCGAAGGATCATGCCGTTTGGCTTTGTCCATAAGGATTGTATAACGCTGGTGCAGAGCTTTGGTCAGGGCGTTGGGTTTATCCTCCATGGCGGCATCCAGATTTCCGCTGTGCAGGGCATAGCTGTCTGGTCCTGCGCTGGGCAGACAGGTGGTGAAGGTGGCCTCATCCAGCCCCCTCAGCCGGATACGCCAGCAGCGGGAACGCACCGTAATCGGCAAAGCCCCCAGGGCCGACGTGGTTAGAATCAAGAGCGATCCTGCGGGCGGTTCCTCCAGCCGTTTCAGCAGAGCATTGGCCGCCTGATGGTTCATGGTTTCCGCCCCCGCAATGATCAGTGCCCGCCCCGCCCCCAAACTGGACGTTTTGCCCAAAAAGCTGCACGCCTCGCGGATGGCATCCACAGAAATGCCGGTTTTATCCTCAGGTTTTTTCACCATCATCACATCGGGGTGGGTGCCCTGCATCAGATGGGCCATCACACGGGCCTCTTGGTTTTTTTCCAAAAACGCCGCCACCAAATGCTGGGCCACCAGGGCCGCGCCGCACCCAGGGGGCCCATACACCACCCACGCATGGGCCAAACGCCCCCCCGCCAACGCATCATCAAACGGCCGCAGGGACGGTCCATGATACCGGATCAAGGCCGTCATGGCCTCTGGCGAAAGGGGTGTTAGCATAAGACGGGAAACATTTCCTTCTTTTTAACCTTCCCCACGGTATCATTTTCAGATTGACGATCCAAGTGAAACTCGCTAACTGTTTTGTCTGTGTTCCTCGGTAGCTCAGTGGTAGAGCAAGCGGCTGTTAACCGCTTGGTCGGGGGTTCGAATCCCTCCCGGGGAGCCATTTCATGTTTTTGAACTTTTCTCTCCCCCTCATCACCATTCTCTCAAGGCCGGCTTTCTGCCGTACTTTGCGGGTTTTTCACTTGGCGGCGGTGTTTTGGGGGTTTTGCGCACGGCTTCGCATGGGTTCGCTCAGAGGGGTTTTCTCTGTAACGTCACTTGGCTTTTTGCGCCAAAGCCAAGTGGCAAAAGTCATTGTTTTTTAATGTTTTTTATTTTTTAAGGTTCGAAACCCCTTTGCACACCCACTTGAGCGAAGCCGTGGCGGTTAAAGCGAAACGCTGCGAAAACAAAGGTGATTGAGCGAAATTCAGGGTCGTTTTATCCTGTGGTTATGAAACAGGAATTCCCCATCATTGATTCCCCTCTTTTGGAGGTTGCCGAAATCCTAGCCCTAGGCATTCTGCGCCTGCGGGAAAAACATTCTGCCTTTTCTGGCCCAGAAAGAGAGATTTCCCTGGACTTCTCGGGGCCTTCTGAGCCTTCATGGACACACCTTAAAAACACAGGAAAAAACAATGAATAACAATGTATTGTCGCAGATCAATGACCTTAAAACCCTCACCATGGTCCAGCTGCGACAACGCTGGCTGGTGTTGTTTACAACCGACCCGCCAGCATATGGGCGGGCTTATTTGGAACGTCGCCTTGCTTACCGTATTCAGGAATTGGCCCACGGCACCGACACGGCGCTGTTAGAACGAAAAATGGAGGAAGCGGCCAAAAAGCGGCTTGGAGAAAGGAACCACGGACGCAAAACCATAGAACGCCCTGTCAGCGGCACGCGCATCACCCGGGAATGGCAGGGGGAAGAGCACCAGGTGACGGTGCTGGCCGATGGCTTTGACTATCGCGGCCAGAAATACAACAGTCTCTCACGCATCGCCAAAGTGATTACCGGCACCGTCTGGTCGGGGCCGGTGTTTTTTGGTCTGAAACGGGGGTCCTGATGAAACGCCAAGAGCCGCTTCAAAAACGCATCCGCTGCGCCGTCTATACCCGAAAATCCACCGAAGAAGGGCTGGAGCAAGAGTTCAATTCGCTGGATGCTCAGCGGGAGGCTGGTGAATCCTACGTGGCCTCCCAAAGGCACGAAGGCTGGACCTTGGTACCGGATCACTACGATGATGGGGGGTTCAGCGGTGGCAGCATGGAACGTCCCGCTTTGAAGCGATTGCTGGCCGATATTGCCGCCCGTAAGATTGATGTGATTGTGGTTTATAAGGTTGACCGTCTGTCCCGCTCGCTGTCCGATTTTGCCAAGATGGTGGAGATTTTTGATGCCAACACTGTGTCTTTTGTCTCGGTGACTCAGCAATTTAACACCACCACAAGCATGGGGCGGCTGACCCTGAATATCCTTCTGTCCTTTGCCCAGTTTGAGAGGGAAGTCATCGGCGAGCGCGTGCGCGACAAAGTCGCGGCCAGCAAGCGTAAAGGGATGTGGATGGGCGGGTGCCCGCCGCTGGGGTATGACATTGTCGAGAAAAAACTGGTGGTAAATCCAAGTGAAGCCGAGTTGGTGCGGCGCATTTTCCAGCGGTTTTTGACGCTGCGCTCTTGCACCACGCTGGCGCGGGAGCTTCGGGCCAAGGGCTGCCGCACCAAGAGTTATACCACCCAAACAGGCCGCGAGAAAATCGGCACACTGATGGACAAGGGCTATGTGTACAAGCTGCTGAGCAACCCGATGTATCTCGGCGAGATTCATCACAAGGGACAGATTTATGATGGTCAACACGCGGCGATACTCGACCGTGATACATGGAACGCTGTACACGCTGTGATGCAGGAAGGCCCCCACCAACGGGCCAACACCACCCGCCGCCAAACGCCGGCTCTGCTCAAAGGGATCCTGAAATGCAGCGGCTGTCAGTGCGCCATGACCCCCACCCACACCCGCAAAAAGGGCAAACTGTATCGGTATTATGCGCCCAGTGCGGTGATGAAAGCCAAATGCACCGATTGCCCTGTGGGAACCATCCCCGCTGGTGAAGTTGAAGAGGTGGTTTTAAGCCAGTTAACCGATATTTTCCGAACCCCTGAAATGGTGGTGAGCATATGGAAAGCTGCATATGCCCGCGATGATGACATCACAGAAAAGGATGTGGTGGAGGCGCTGGGCAACATGCAGGCCCTTTGGGATCACCTGTTTCCCGCTGAGCAAGCCCGCATTTTGCATCTGCTGATTGCCCAAGTGTTGGTCAGCACCAAGGGCGTGGATTTGCGCCTGCGTACTGATGGCCTGACCTCTTTGGTCAAGGAATTACAGGCACGAGAGGCCGCATGAACCTCAACCCTAACTTTAGCCCAGCCACGGTGAATATTCACATTCCCCTTCGCCTCAAGCGACGTGGAGGGCGCAAGCTGATCGTTACCCCAGAAGGCCATACCCTTGCGCCAACCCCCGCCCAAAAACGCGAACCCGATGCACCGCTGGTCAAAGCGTTGCTCAAAGCTTGGAAATGGCAGAAAGACCTTGAATCTGGCAAAGCCCAAAGCATGGAAGACATCGCCAAACGCCATAACATCGACACCGCCAGCGTTTCCCGCCTGATGCGCCTCAATTTTCTGGCACCCGACCTGAAATTAGCCATTCTGGAGGGGACGCAGCCACGAACCATGCTGCTTCAGGACCTCATCAGAAAAGTGTGGCCGGATGATTGGGAGGGGCAGAGGGGTTTTTTTTGGAGTCAATGGTGACATAAAAGACATACCTATGGTTGTTTTTTGGGTTGCATATTATCATATTTTAAATTATAGATTGGCCACCTGTTTTCATTAGACTTCTTTAAAAATTTGACTAGTGAGCAAACAAATGATTGTATCAACGGGAAACTTTTTATTAAAATGCTTTGATGCGCCTTCAATTGAAATATTAAATGAGTTATTATCTTTAGCTTTAAAAAATTTCAATATTAAATACTGGGCATACCTTTCCCTACCGAACGATACGAGATATAACTCTGATAACAGACCTATTTGTTATACCAATTATCCCCAAGAATGGGTTGAGTTTTATTTTGAAAATCGGTTTCAAACAATCGATCCTATTTTACTAAGCTTTCAGAGCGCAGAAGAACCCTATTTATGGAGCTGTTTTTTAAAAGAACTTTCGTTATCAACTCAGCAAAAAAAGTTTTTTAAACAAGCTTCGGATTTTCAATTGCATGAGGGGATAACTTTCCCCATACGCTTCTCTGATCGAAAAAATTCAGCCATTTTGACTTTTGTTCCGGAAGACAATCCACTTGAATCTTATGGATTTTTTAGTACAAATAGAGATGATATAAAAATTATCGCCCACACTTATCATTCATTAATCAAGAAATTTCACGAGCATCACCCAAGACAAGATTTTAATTTGTTAACCCCAAGAGAACAAGAATGCTTGGCATGGGTCATTCAAGGAAAAAGCGATTATGAAATTGGCATTATTCTTGGCAACCTATCAAAAGCGACCGTTACCTCAATGATTGGCAATGCGAAACAAAAACTAGACTGCTACAGTCGTACCTCAGCCGCGTTTAAAGCCCTTCAACACAATTATATACCACCGGTTATCCCCGAATAATCATGGATCATAAGGCAGATAATAGGCCCTTCAAGGGTATTTAAAAAGAGAAAAAGGCTTTGGCATACAGGGCAGCTTCCGCCTCCCTCCGTCTCACCAACCCCTCCAGCTTCCGTCCCCCCGCCCATACCCATTTTCTAAACTCTGGCGGCACATTGGTATGATCGCCACGATTGACCTTCCGTCGCAGGGTGGAGCGTTGCAGGGCGCCGGCACCGAGATTGAAAGTGAAGGAAACCAGAGCATCGAACTGCCCATCGGTAAGCGGCACAGTAATCAGCCGTAGAACGGCGTGTTCGGCTGTTTGCAGATCTCTGCGCAGTAGGCTTTCAGCTTGTTTGGCGGTGATACCGCTGGCAAACTGTTGTCGCTCATCGGGATTTACCGCATGGCCGTAGCCGATGGTGGGGTAGCCGGCCAGGCAGATATAGATGGCGGCTGAAAATCCTTCAAAGTGTTTGATCAGGTCGATACCGGATTGTGTTACATGGCTCATGGTTCCTCCGTGCAGGCATAAAAAAAAGCGCCAGCTTTTTAGGCTGGCGCGAGTTGGGTTAGCAGAGTTTGGGGTTTTTCAGCAGGCCTCCAGACACCCCATCACCTTCAGGCTGTGCTGGCCATCGGTGAAGGTGCCCGTCCAGACGTGGTCGGTGTTTTTAAGGGCAGGGTTGTCCATCATCCTCTCAATTTCTATGCTGTAGGCCCCGAGTCCTTTCCGGCTGGCCAGCGTCAAGTCGCCCAGCTCATAGTAAGCGCGGCGGCAGGAGGCACTGGCGGCTGTCGCCATCAGGCTTTCGAAGCAGTCGAGCAGCGGGGCGATGTGCGCTTCGGGGCAGCCTTCGTTTTGGACGTCGATGATCACCCGTTTCATGAGGTCTTTTTTCATAGTATGTTTCCTTTCGGTTGGTGTTGCTTACAACACCATGAATGCTTGGATTTTTTTGTCTTTCAAGGCAATAAGCTCATGATTTCACATTATAATTTTTGATTTCAGGGTTTCCCCATGGCCCGTTGGCCAAACCAAAACGTCATAATGGCGGCGAACAGGGCCTGCGTTTCGGCATCCCAAATCAACGGCATGGCCACGGCCAGCGACATCCCGTCAAAACCCACCATGGTGTACAATCCGGCAATTTTCACCGCCGCAAACAGCAGGAAGAATGCGTAGGTGAGGATTGGGCGAACGCTGGCACGCAGGGCCTCCACCCATTTGTACCCCGCAGGCTGGCTGTCATGTTGGTACAAGGCCAACGATTGTTTGATATCCCCATCCCTTTGGATCTCTTCTAAACGCTGCTGATGTCCCTGTCGTTGTTGCTCCATCTGTAAATTAAGAATGGCCAGCTCATGGCGGCGATCATGGGCCTCTTGAAAAAGTTTTAGGATTTGGGGAAAGGCACTGCCCAAAAACCCCAGCAACGATCCGAGTAACGTCAACATTAGCCAATCTCCTGTACCAATAAAAACAATTTGAAAATGATGGTCGCCATGCCCGTCATCAGCACAGCGGCAATCCAATAGAGCGCGCGTTCAAGGCGCGAGAGTCGCATTTCCAGCATCTTGTACCGTTCCTCGCACTTGGCGACGTGAATGGGCAGATGTTCGGATTCGTTGGAAATGTCCGCGTTCATATGTTCTCCAGTGGTTGGTTTGTTAGGCTTTGGCGGCGATCAGCCAGTTTGTGCCGTCTGATACGACCTGCACGGCTTGGTTCTGGGTGGCGAGGGTTTGTCCGTTGGCACCATCAATGGTTTGTGTGAGCGCAGCGGTGGTGGTTTCCATGTATTCGCCCAGCAGGCTGCCTTCTTGCAGCTGCATGCCCCATGCCTGCACGCCAAGGGCGGTGTCGCCAACGTAGGACGTGCCAGCGTTATAGAGGCGCACGGTTTGCGTCACGCTGCCCGCGCTGGTTGGCACACTGATTGTGATACGCAGCAGATACCAGCCGCTGCCAAGGTTGGTGACACTATTCGATAACAGCGTGTAGGTGCCGGTGTTGTCGGTGAATGGCACCGCGCCAGTGGAAAGGTTCGCCCGGATTTGTGCCCGATTGGTCGCTGTGCCGTCATCCAGCATCAGGTAGGCTTCACTCCGGCCATCGGCCTTGAGTCGCACGGCGGCGGTGAGAATCGTAACACCCCCAGGTTTGCTATACGCCTGCTTGATTTCGTGCACGCCGTTATCCACCGTTTCCAACACACGATCGGCGGTGGTGGTGCCATCGGGTGCGGCGGCAGTATTGGCGGTGACGGTAACGCGGGTCTTTATCCAAGCGGCGTTGTCGAGTTGCTGGCTTTGGGTGAGCAGGTTTTGCGCTGCCCGCAGTGTCACGGCATTTGCGCTGCTGTCGATTTTTTTGACGGTGATAGGAAAGCCGTTGCCGATGGTGGCGGCGCTCGGCAAGCGCACCTCAACAGCGGCGGTATTAGCGCCCACCGCCAGCAATTTGCCTCTGTCGCTGGCTTGCACCGCATAACTGGCGGAAACGCTGGCCACCGTGACAAACTGCCCGCTGCCGACGAACGCGGACCATGAACCGCCGCTGTAAACAAAATACCCAGCCTCATCCTTGATCCACGCCCTGAGGCCATCGGGAATGACATAGAAATACCACTGGCCGCTGTCGTAATGGGCGAGTTTATTGGACTGGCCGCTCCAAGCCCCTGATCCAGCCCCGTTAATGAACCAGACCTGCCCATTTTGTGGGCTGATGGGCGGGGCGCTGAGATGCCGGTCTTCGAGGCTTAGGCTTACCAGCGCATCCACCATCAGCAACGCTTCATTATGCGTGACCTCTTTCTGCGCTTGGGCAGCCTGAATGTAGGGCAAGGCAAAACGTGGGGTGCTCATATCGTTTTCTCCAAAGGGGCGCCGCGCCCAACGGTGGCGGACAGTTGATACACGCGCACAGCAATTGCTGCCTGCACGCTGCCAAAATCAGCCGTTTGCTGGGCGGCGGTGTAAGTAATCGTGGGACTGGCGGTTGCAATCGTGCGCATCACCGCCGTGCCGTTCAGAATTTCGATCTCGTAGGCTTCGCTGGTTTCTCCAAGCGGCACCTCGGCATTATCCCTCCAACCGCCACCTATCCGCGTGCGGCGTTTCCATGTAAGGGTGAGATCGCCCGCGCTGTTGCGGCGGCCGGTGAGATTAACGGGTGATAAGGGCTTCAACCCTTTGGCGGTATTGCTGAAGCTGGCCGCCGTGGCGGAGGTGATATCCCGCCCCGCCGACACGGCTTTATAAGATCGTGATGCGCCAATCAGGTCGAGGCCATCGGGAATGCGCTGCACCGTGCTGCTGGAGAGCACTACAAACCGTTCATTGAGCGCATGGGTGCCAACGTCGGCTTCCGTGCCGCGCCGTCCGCGTAATAATTTTGAGAGGCGGTAGGTTTTTGGCGCGATGAGTTCCGCCGTCTGCCACTGGATGATTTCATCGCCCAGAAGACCAGCGTTCGCGCCATTCAGCACATCAAGGGCGGGGGCGGACAGCAGCGTGCCCGTGCGGCTCAATACCACTGTCACGGTGTTTTGATAATCCCACAGTGTGGTGCGTCCCGCCGCCAACACGGTTGTGGCTTTGCCGGTAATGGCAGCAACGGGGCTGCTCGCGAGAAAGCCATAATCGGTGGTGTTGGCCGAGCGATACACCGTGGCGCCGCGCCAACTGCTGTTTTCCTGCCTGTCCACTGCCAGATAAAACCCTGCGTTATCGTCGGCATCCTGCAACATCGGAATGTCGAGCAAAAACAGCGTCGTGTCGCCCACGTTCGGCACCACCTGCACGGGGATGGTATCATCGCCGCCGGGGTTGGACTGGTTGTAGACGCTGCCATCCTCGGCAAAACCCTCACAGCGCAATTGCTGGCCGGACAGCGCGGTTTTCTGCAAACGGATGCGGTGAGTGGCACTGGCCGTCACAATATCCAACACATCGCCTGGCTCGAGGCAGGCGTATTTCACCGGCAGGGCGAAACGGTACGAGGTGCGCTCCGTCCATTCGGTGTACAGCAGCACATCCGCCACTTTCCGCGCATAATCAGCTGTCATGACGATGGGCACGGTGACGTTACTGGCGTTCTCGGCCTCGTTCACCTGCCGCTGCGCCAACTGCGTGCCCTGCTGGTAATCGGCACCCTTGCTGAGATAATTCACATTGAGGGTCTGCGACAGCTCGCTTTCCTGCCGCCGGGTGATGGTGAGGAGTTCCCGACTATTACCGTCCCCTTGGGGTATCAGGTCGTTGATAGGAATGGTGGCTGCCACCAACTGCCCACGTGGCACAAAGCGGATTTTGCCGCTGCTCTCGACAATATCGAGAAAAAACGCCCGTTGCAGATGCTCCAGCGACGAGCGCACGCTGGCGCGGTTGCTCACCACAAACCCCTCGATGGTGCCCGTCACCAGCGATAAATCCACCTGTGACAGGGCAAGCCCCGCCTTCTGGCACAGATTCGCCAACACTTCCTGCAGCAAGGCCATGATCTAAGCGTATCCCAAAAACAAGCGAAACCAGTAATACCAGTCGGTGGTGAGGCGTTCGGAACGGCTGGCAATGGTGATCATACGGCTTTCAGGCTGATAACTTGAATTCAAAAGCCGCTTGAAATAGCTATAAGCCAAAGCCACCCGCGAGGCATGGCCGGGGATGAACAGGGCGTTGGGTGCGAGGTATTCCGGGCGGCTGGCGAGCCACCGCTGCGCATCAAAGGGATCGGTAGAGGAGGCAAATTCGTAGTGTTTTGTGGCACTAAACAGCTTGTCTTTGAGGAACGCGAAGGCGTTATCCATCAGCGCCTCGTAGCGGTTGCCGGTGAGGATGGCGATTTCCAACCATGGCTCCACGTCATAGACATGGTAATGCAAGGAGTCGCGGCGGATGTAGTCGATGCTCTCGCCAGGATGGTTGGCGGCGCGGGGTATATCGTGGATGCTTTGGTTAAACGGCACACCAGACGCAGGCACGATGACGGCGGCATTGCCGTAGGGAAAATTCACCAGCGCGTGGGCATCAATGGTCGGCAACAGCGCATTAAAAGCGGCAGTATCTTCCTGGGCGTAATAGCACAACAACAACTTTTTGAGGTGATGCGTGTACCAGTTGCCATAGCGGGTGGCGCGGCCGGGGAAGGTGAATCCTTCAGCAGCGTTCCGCACCTTGGTCAGCCAGGCGTTCAGGATGGCATTTTCGGATGTGCTGAATAAATCCCGATGCAGACGAATTGCCTTCAAAAACCCCTCAAAGTGCGTCTCGTTGATGGGATTTCCATCGGGGATGTTGAGGCTTGTCCAATCGAGCAGTACGCGGCGGATTTTGTCGCGGGCGGCGGTATCGAGAGAATACCGATACCACTGGCTGATGACCAACAGGCGGCGGGTATCCTGAAAGCCCCGGCGGCTTTTCTTCACCGCACCGCTGCTGGTATCGGCTTGCCCTTCGGACAGCAGGTTTTGCACCGGCTGGTGGTCGGTGGCAATGTACTGCTTGCCGTATTTCTCCAAGCGCTTGCGCTGGACGTTGTGGAACGACAGGCCGACATTGGTGTCGGCCAGTTGCCCTGCCGCCAACGCGCCGCTGCTTTCGAAAAATTCCAAACCAGCAATTAATTGTAAATATTATGTTTTAACCAAGTTAGAAGCAAACGACGCATATCCAATTAGCACTATATCCAATTTCGGTTTTTATTTCATACGGTGTTCCAGTTGGGATTAACATCCAATCTCCTGTTTTATAGGTTTTTCCGTTCACTATCGCTTCACCTGATGTAATAACGCGAAATACAGGACTTTTATGTGCATGAGAAGGAACAGTGGTGCCTGGGGCAACATCTGTAATTCTCATTTCTCTTAAACCGCCTAAATCAACGGGGACAATATCTCTTTGAACGCCTTCTATCTTTGATTGATCTGTTACATCCATTTCAGTATTTAAGTAATCAACAAAATTGTCCTTATCTACAATGTTGTTGATTTTAAAAGGATCAACAAAATTGTCCTTATCTACAATGTTGTTGATTTTAAAAGGATCAACAACTTTCATTTTTGAAACGTTCATTTTAAGGTCTTTCTTGTATGAGTTAGCGTATCAATTGAGATTTATACTTTTGTTAAAAAGCTGATGCAAGATCTTTCTAGTACCCCTCACCAATTAGCACAAAGTCATATTTCGTCTGCGTCACCACGAACCGCCCATCGCGCAGTGCCAGCACCTGCCCTGGAAAGGCCACGGTGCCGTACTGAATGAGCGAGAGATAACCACCGTCCTTGGCAAAGCCCTCTTTTGGCGAATAGCTGCGCACGCGGTTGCCGCCATACGAGGTGCTCCAGATGATGCCGTAGGGATCAGCTGGGTGAATGCTCACATCCATGGCGTTGGTGCCGTGGTTCAGCGTTTTGGTGATGGTATTGGTCGCGGGGTTGATGACCTGCAAAATATCTTGCCCGTTGACCACCACCCAGATAAAGCCATTCACGGAGTTAACGGCAATGCCCCACGGAAAGAAACCCAGAGCAATCGTAGCCTTGACCGCTCCCGTGCTTGGATTCAGGCGTACCACGCCTTCGTTGGTCGTCAGCCACAGATCGCCGTCAAGACCAAACGCCAGTTCGGTGGGGCATTCGGTTACTGTATAGCTGGCAACAACGCTGCCCGTGGCAGGATTGATCTTCTGCACAAGATCTGCCCACGGGCAACTGATCCAGACAAAGCCATCGGCAGCCACTTTCACGCCCCACGGGTAAATCCCCGTGTTCACCGTGGCAACAATCGCGTTTGTCGCAGGATTGATGCGCTGTACGGTGTTATTGGCATGGCAGGTGACCCACAGGTGGCCGTCTACGGGGCTGATTGCCGCCCGCACGGGCTGTGCGTCAAGATTTCCCAGATAATCCGCGCTGCTGCGGCCAATCGTTGCCTTAACCCGAAACGTTGCGCCGTCAATGCGGGTGACGGTGCGTTGCAGGCGGTTCACGACATAAATATCGCCGTCCAGCCCCTCGACGAGACCGTGCGGGCCTTCTTCGGTGAACACACGCCCCAGCGTGTCGATGACTTCCGCCTCCACATTGGGCAAGCGGTTGCCGTAGCGCGAGAGATCAATGGTGTCGAACCGCAGATAGGCATGGTCACGGTAGGCAGGCGTTAAGCCGATACCCTCGATGCTTTCGATCAGCTCATCGGGGGCTTGGTCTTCGCCGCCCAGATAAATCTCAACATTCAAATCTCGCCCATTCACACCGCGATTGTTGGCGCGAAAATCATAGACAAGGTTGCGGTTCATCCAGATGCGCCGCACCGCCGAAATCCCTTGGCGGCGTTTAAAGGTGAGTTCGTCCTCATCTTCAAAGCTCTCCCGTGCACTGCCTTCCTCTTCCAGCGGCGGCGTATTGGCGAGGGATACAGCGAAACTCGCCACATAAAATTCCCGCGTTTGGTAGACAGGTTGGGTTCGCCCGCTCTTGCCGCCCTCAATCACCGTGGTGCCCACCAGCACGTTTTCCGATGTGGCGGTGATTTCGGTTGACCAAATGACGTTCCCTGCCACGCGGGTGATGCCATACACCAGCGGAATCATCGCGCCGTGGGCCGAGGATTGTGCTTTCAGGTCTTCGAGGCGCGGTCCCACCTGATAGGCATCGGCGTTGGGCAGGCTGCCCGCTGCGCTAAACGCGCCCATAGCGGCGGCAATGCCTAGCCCTAAGCCCGCCATGGCAAAGCCCGAGCCCATGCCTGCGCCAGCAGCACCGAGTACCAGCATTGCCATGGTTAGGTGTTAGGGTGTAGGTTGGAGGGGGTAGAAAAGGTGCCTTTGTACATTGTCTTTATTCGTTTCTTTCCTAAAACCTGCCACCTAAAACCTACACCCTACCCAACAACCTCGAAGTGCAAATTGGGAATCTGGTTGCCGTAATCGGTGAGGTTCAGGCGGTTGATGACGGCATAGGCCATGCCCCGATAAGCAGGCACAAAGCCAACGCCCAGCGCACTTTCGATGCGATCATCAGGGGATTGTGTTTCGTTTCCGAGGTACACTGTCATATCCAGCAAACTGCTGCTGGCATCGTGCACAAGCTTGCCGTTGGCCCATACCCGATTCACAGAGGCAATCGGTCCGGCGCACAGCCCCACGGCAAAGCTGGCGAAATAGATATAGGTGCGGGTGGTACTGGTCACCGATCCGCCGCCGCCTTTACCGCCGTTGCCGGAGTTGGTTTCCGTGACCACCTGTTCTTCGAGGTCTGCCGCCCAGATGACGTTGCCGGCAATCCGCACCGTGCCGTACACCAGCGGCAGCATCGTGCCATGCGCCGAGGACTGGACTTTCAGGTCATGCAGGCGTGGCCCTTCTTGGATTTGATCCGGCGGGCCGTCCTGCGGAAACAGAACACCACCCAGCAGAGAACCCAGCGCAAAGCCCAGGTACGGTGCCCCAAAAGCACTGCCGACCAGTGCCCCAGCTCCAGCAATAGCAAGCTGAGCCATAATCAGGTGACAGGGAACAGGTTACAGGTGACGGGAAGCATTTCAGTTCTCCAGCCCAGGGAAGCGAAAGGCAAAACGGCGGCGGGACAGCCATTTGTCGGACAGCCGCGTTTCCGCCACTTTACCGATTTCAGCGTAGGCGTGAATGATAGTGTCCGCGCTGGCAACAATGCCTGCGTGCGCCGCTGGCCCCGTGCCGAAGCCGAACAGCAGCACATCGCCGATGTATGCCGATTCCAGCGGGATTTCTTCCGCATACTGGCAGGCGTGTGCATAGAGCACCTCTTCAGCGCGGTGAAAGTGCCAGTGCGGCGAATAGTTGATGTCCACGTTCAGCGGTGTGAGAAACGTCTCATATACCCCGCGCAGCAGGCCGATGCAGTCACAGCCTACGCCTTTCAGCGCAGCCTGATGATGATACGGTGTGCCCAGCCACGAACGGGCTTCAGCAACGATATCGTCTCGGGTCACGGCAGTTTCAGAATCTGATCAATGCCGGGCAAATGGGGCTCGCCGCGAAAGTTCAGCACGTTGTTAAACACCGTGCGGCAAGTCTCAAACGTACGGTCACACCCACGAATCGCTTTGAAGGTTTTTCCCACGGCGATTTGGTAAGGCATCGGCTGCACCAGCGTGAACACGCCGCTACTGTAGGTTTTGACTTCAATCTCAAGCCCCGCGTTTGCACCCGTCAGCCACTCCACCAGCCCCATCTGAAAATACCCATCGGGCTTCAGGCTGGCGGCATGGGCGAAGGTGCGCTGATTTGTCACCGCTGATACCGTCAGGGTGTGGGTATAGGGCGCAAGGTCAATCTTGCAGCGATTGTCACCCAAACGTTTGACACGGCAAGTGGGTGAATACAGCTCGCCTATCTGCCGTTGGAAGGCTTGGGAGAGACCCCGAATTTCCGCCACAAACACGCCTTTCCGTACCGTAACTTCCCCCAGCGTGCCCGTGCGTAGCACCAGTTTGCCTTGGGTGAGGTCTTGGTAATTGACCAAGAATATCTCAATGGCGGCGTAATCGTATTTTCCCGCCTGCAAATCCGCTTCGGTGATGCTGGTGTCATTAAGGATGGCCTCGACCTCCAGCTGATCCACCGCCAGACCGGCGCTGGTTTCAATGGCGGTGGGGGTGAAGCCCGTGGAGGCTTTGTAGGTGACGCTCTCCACCACCAGATCGCGGCTGAACGACGTAAAGCCCGACGTCACACCGTCTTTGCGCATAACCTTCCAGCATAGCGCAAGGGTGGTGACCTCACTGGTAAGGTGGGTTTTCAGGGTGGGGGAGGCGGGGATCATAGGCGAATCTCCACGAGAGATATTTGATCCCAGACGAACAGCTCGTGGGACTGGATGCGGATGGCGAGGCGATCGGTGTCAAAGCGCACGGGCACGTCAAATTCGCAGTCCGCCGTGATCAGCACGCTGGCGGCGGGGGCAGTGGTAAACGTCACAACCCCCGTTGTGTAATCCACGGTAACACCCGACGATTGCAGCACACTGTCCTTGTAAATCTTCACCGTGCCCGAGACGGGCTTTTTCAGCGGGCGGGTTTCGTTTTCACCACCGCTGGTGTAGGTTTTGGTCAGCTGAAAGGCGGTTTGCGTGCCGTTACCGGTGCCAATCAGCTGTCCCGTCACGCGATAATCGCTCCAGTCCTTAAAGCGAAAACCGTAAGCACGCCCCTTGCGGGCACGGAAAAAGCTGATGACCTCCGCCGCTTGGGTGCGGTTTTTGATGCCTGTTGAAACATCATAGCGTGCACGCGCACTGTCCCAGCTTTGATTTCGCTGCTCAAAGCCCGATTGCAGGATGACAATGTCAGTGAGGTATTCTGGGCCGCCCGTGGCGCCGTAAGCAATGGCATCGGGGAAACGGACTTCGTGGAAGTTTGACATTTTTTTAGATGGTTTTTACAATTGGAACAATGAAATTGGAGATTGAAAAATGAATGAAATCCATAATGAGACGGAGCGACGTCGTCATAGTTATAAGCCAGAAAAAATTCGCATATTATTCATAGGAGAGTCAGCACCAGATCGTGGGACGTTTTTTTATAGAGAAAATAGCGGTCTTTACCGCGAAATGAAGAAGGGATTCGAAAGTCAGTACGGTTCAATTGATGATTTCTTATCTTGGTTTAAAACGAATGGTTTTTTTCTTGATGATCTCGTCTTAGCTCCCGTTAATAAAAAAGCTAGAAAGGAGCGCAATCACTTTCATACAATCTCAGCCAACGATTTAAGATCAAGAATTCAACAGTATAAACCGATAGAAATAATAGGCCTTCTCAAAAATAAAAGTTTTCAGAAGGCCGTTTCAAATGCGGCAACACAAGCTGGTTGTAACGTCAAAACTTTCCTTCCTTTTGCTGGAATGGGACATCAGAAATCTTTTCAAAAGGAGTTCTCTCAAATACTTCAGGGAATCTCTCTTTAAGTATTCCGCCCCTTGTGCCGTGCCAGCGACACCGCCAGATCCCCCATAATCTGCCCGCGGCTTTGGCGAAAAGACTCTGCATCGCGGGTGACGATGGTCATGTTGATAACGGGACTGCTGGAGCCGCCCGTTTTTCCGGCTTGTTCGCGGGGGATGACAACCTCGCCCCGTTGCAGGATAGCGGGCACTTCATCGGGCATCAGCCCTGCAATGCCCCCGCTGTGATAGCGCGGGGCAGTGGCAAATAGCATCGGCGAGACAGCGCGTGACGGTGCGCCCGCGCCAACGGTGCCGCCCTCATGAAAGATGCCCGCCCCCAAAAGTCCCTGTGCCAGCGGTGCGGTGATGGCTTGGCGAACGGCGATGCGGGCCAGATCCCGCAGAATGCTGTTGGCGAGATCTTGAAAGTTCAGTTTTCCCGTGGTGACAAAATCAACAAGGGAATCCTCAAGCCCCTGAAGGCTGCGGCTCATGGCGTCCTGCACTTGCCCGGCCACGTCGGTGGCGGATTTGGCGTAGTCTTCCAGAGCCCGTTTCGCGCCTGTGGCAAAATCATTGCTGCCTTCTTCGGCCTGGTGGAAAGTCTCGCTTGCCTGTGCGACAGCGCGGTTGTAGGTGTCTTGGTCAATGGCACCTTTGGCCAGTAGGTCGTTCAGTTTAGTGATTTCGGCGCCGTATTTTTCCGCATCGTTGCGGGTCGTTTCGAACACCTGCCGAGCGGCATCGGCTGCTTGTTGTTCTTCGTAGAGTTTCGCCGCCAGCTCCTGGGCCTTGGCTTTTTGGTCATCGGTGGCATCTGGGGAGAGCCTCTCCACGGCTTGATCCGTGAATTTTTCCTTATCCGATTTGCCGACAGCAGAACGGTCGGCCTCTAACCGTGCCAGAATCTCTTGGTTTTTGGCGTAATCTTCCTGCGCTTTTTTGGTGGCTTCTAGCGCGGTTTTTTCATCGTACAGCGCACCAGCCAATTCCCGCACCCGTTCGCGTTGGGTGGCAGTGGCTTCGCTGGAAAGCCGGCGTTCCGCCGTTAAAACAAACTGCTGGCGTTCATTGAGCAGCAGAGCCTGCCGTTCATCTTCCAAGGAACGGATGACGCTGGCGCGGGCATCCACGGTGCTTTTTTGTGCTTCGGCCTGTTCTCTGCCCGCCTGTTCCAACGCGGCATTGGCCACGGCCAGTTCTCGGATTTTCTGGGCCTCCGCGCTTTTGGCATCGATTCCTAATTTACGGATCTGTGTTTCGGCAGCTTGTTCACCCTTCACCCGCGCCACGGCGTCTGCACCTTGGATCATGGCCGCGTTTAATTGTTCAATCTGCTGCTGTTCCCGTTGCAAGGTATCGATGACTTCGCCTGTATCCTGTTGTTTACGGGCGGCTTCGTAGGCCTTTTGCGCTTCCTCTTTTTTGCGCTGTTTTGCGGTTTCCGTAGCGGCGTTTTCGAGGATCTGCCGCTGTACGCTGTCCAGTTCGGCCTTGATGCGGTTCACCTCTTCCCGTGCTTGGGCGATGCGGCGGCCGCCCAGCAGGCCATCGCTATCGTTATTCAGTTGCTGGGAGGCGTTCAAATCAGCCGTTGCCCGTTGCAATCGTGCGGTTAAATCCCGAAACTGCTCATCCAGCGAGGGATCAGAAAACAATCCCCGCAGACCATTGACGGTGCGCAAGATAACCGTTTTGTAGGTGGTGTCCACCTGCTGGGTGAAGCGGTTCCATTCGTCTTCCAGAGCTTGGGTCTGTTTGACCAGATCCTCGCCCAAGACAACACCAAACGCATGGGCTTCCTTGGAAAGGCTGGAAATGCCGGCCTCGCCTTCAGAGAGCAATTGCACCAGACGCGGCCCTGCCTGTTTGCCGAACAAATCAGAAGCCAAGGCGGCTTTTTCAGCCTCGGAACCAACACTTTCGAGTTTCTGCACAAATTCATCGAACACATCACCCGCGTTTCGGATGGTGCCATCAGTATTCAGGGCCGCAATCTGTAATCGTTCAAACGCACCTGCCGCCGCGCCCGTGCCATCGGTGGCGACATCACCGAGGCGCTGATTGAGTTTGCGGATGCCATCATCCAGCAGTTCCGCCGATGCCCCGCTTTGTTCGGCGGCGTAGCGCAATTCCTGCAACCGCTCGACATTAATGCCGATGCTTTGTGCCAAATCCCCCAACTCTGCCGTTTTAATGACGGCGCGGTTGATGCTGTCAAAAATCTGATTCCCCGCCGCCAGCGTGCCCGCTACGGCAAAAGCCCGCTTCAGGCCGCCAACAACGGAACTGAGGGCCTGCAACTGGTTCGAGGCCGGCACACCGGCCTGCTCAATGCGTTTTAATGCCTGTTCCCCCGCGCGGCCAATATCCTGCAGCTCTCGCGCGACGACTTTGCCGTTTTGGGTGGCAAGGCGGATGGAGAGGTTACGGGTTACCATGGGTGGTGTCGTTCATTGCTGAATGAAGGGCGGCGGGGATAGCCGGAAACAGTTCGGCAATCACAGCCGTGTCATAGCCGAGGCAGGAAGCCAGTTGCAGGGCATCAGACAGGGTTTGGGTGCGCAAGCCAATGTCCCACGCCTGCCAACCCTCCAGCGTTTTCGGCTCAAAGCGCTGATAAGGACAATCGTCGGTTAGCTCACTTGCACAGGGGAGTCGCTGCTCATGGCATCCGGCGCAGTAACGGGCGCCGCCGCCGAAGTGCCATTGGCAGCGCTCGAACAGGGCTTTTTTTCGGCGTCTAACAACTCCTTTAATCCCGTGTACTGCGTGCGAAACTCATCGGCCAGCGTCCAGAAACTCATCAAATCGCTTACGGTTTGGTTATTGACGGGGGCGGGGTCTTCGGAATCGGGCAGCAGCACCCCCTCCCATGCCAGAATACCCACTTTCGCCAGCGCCGTGGTGAAGGCAGCGATGCGGCGGCCTTCCTCTAGGGCGGTATTTTCTGATGGGGTATCGCCCAGCTTCTGCCGCGCCACCGATTGGGCCGCATAAAACACCGCGCTGGTGAACGGGCGCACCTGCACACGCACACCCAGCTTTAAATCAATCCAATAGGGCTCGGTGGGTATTTTTAATGATAACATAGTTTTTTTCCTGTTTTTTAATGTAAAAGATTAATTAATAAGAGGCCACATCATTCACCAAGGTGACGGTCACCATGGCGTTGGCCGCCGTGTTTCTGGCCCCTTGGAAATCGTAGGAGGCTTCCACACCGCCGGGGCCTTGAATACCAATTTTGGGTTTGGGCAAATACACCTCGTGGCACAGAATGACCAGCTTGTTGTTGGCATCAATGGTGTAGGAAAACTCCAGATCCACCGCCGTTCCCGCGCTGGCGAGGTCAATGAGTGTATTATCGGCGTAGCGCACCGCCACTGACCCCGTGAGCGCGGTGATACCAGGATCGACGCCGTCCAGCTTGCCATCGCTGCGGATGGTTTCGATTTTCTCGAGGTTGTTGCTGTACGTGACAGATGCGCCGGTGACATTGGCCAACGCACTGCCGCCTTGTTTGATGGCCCCTTGAAATTGCGAGAACCGCGTGTAATTGGCTTGGGTTGGCGTGCCGCCTTGGGTGGTCGCATTCCGCGTTTCGCCCTGGCCGATGCAGTTGATGGTGGCGGTGGCTTCGCCCGAGCGGGTAAAATTGAACGCCATGGAATTGACACGCACGCCGGCCACCATGAAAAAAGCGGGAATTTGGGGAAGTCCCGTTTCTAAAGACAGGCTGGGCAGGCTGGTCGCCCCTGATTTGAAGGCATGGCTGTAGGGCGCGGTGCTGCCCGTTGTGGTGGGGGCACCGAGAAGGGCTTTCAGCCACTGGCCGATATTGCGCAGATCCACGGGCACCACAATATCGCCGTCCACGTTGATGGCGTCCTGATACGGCTGGGTCGGATCGCGTCCTAAACCAATGACGTTGCTGGCAATCAGCCCTTGCTGGGCGCTGATATCCCGACTGACAAAGGGCATTTTTTTAAAACCAGACACGGGCGGCGTGCCGTAGGTGGATTCAAAAGCAAGCAAAAGTTGGGCGTTCCAGCCGTAAGCACGGGCCATGGGGTGTTCTCCTTACGAAATGGGGGTGTTAGCGATGTATTCCAGCAGCACCGGTACGCTGGCGATTTTCAGGCCCGCCGCGCCTTCGATGGGCTCGTCGGTTACTTGCGGGGCTTCAAATACGGCGACATCGACGGTGCCGGAAAGGGTCGGGTTGGCGGTGAGCGCGGCGGCGATTGCCGTTAAAATCCCATCAAGGGAAGCATTTCTGGCACTGGCCGTTGTTTTTTGTACCGACACCTGCACTTCAGCGCGGTGTTGGATGAGATAACGCAGCGGAGAAAGCAGCATTTCTGCCACGGTCACCTCGCCATCAAACAAGATGATCAAGCCATTATCGGGAATTTTAACGGGCAGAATTTCCCCCCGTTTCACGGTCACACCCGCCACACCCTTCAACACTACAAACAGAGCCTGCAGGGCGGTTTCACGAACGCTGCTCATTTTGGGTCTTTCCAGTGACTCGCAATCAGCGCTGGCAAGCGGTTCTGCCAGGTTTCGGCTTCACGTTTCAGATCAATGCGTTTCTTGGTTCGTACCTGCCGCACCAGCCAGAACATAACCGCCGTGGATAGGCCGCGCCCCGAGGCTTTCTGCTTATCGCTGGCGGATCGAATGCCGCGTGCGGTGGTGCGCACGTTGTCCACCACCAGCAGCGACACGCCGCTGGGGCGATAAACGAACCGCAGCCGGCCAAGGCTTTGTTCGGGAAAATTGCTGGGGTTGATGCGCTTGCCGCCCACGCCGCGTTTTGGGGCATTGGGGGTGGGAATCGCCAGCCACAGGCCGTCTTTGCCGCGTATTGTTGTTGCGGTTTCGAGGCCCATCATGATTTCTGGCGCGTTGGTATACACCAAACCCGCCGCCTTGAGGCTCAGTTGCCCTTGCGGATAGACCTTGCCGCGCCACGTATTGGCCAGCCTCTGGCCAAGCCCGGCCGACGTGACCTGCCGCCGCATCGCCCCTTTCAAGCCATCGGTTGCTTGTTTTACCCCAGATGTGACGGCGGTTTCCGCTGCCCGCACTTCGGCGGCCATGTATTCGGTCAGCGATCCTTGGATGGCGGCAGTAAACTTCATGGCCGAGTACAATCCAACGTCCAGACAAGGTTTTCCGCATCGCGCACGGGCTCACCCTGCACGGCATAGAGCAGCGTACCGATGGTTAGAATGTCACCTTCATTGGGAACCGGCACATCTGATACCCGCACATCCACCACCAATGTTGGCGTGTGAATGGCAATATCCCGCACATCGATAATACGGTCAGGCGATTTAATCACCGCCCGAATTGTTTTCGGAGTGCCCGCCACAGGCGTATACAAAACATCTCGAGCCAGAGAAGAATTAAAAAATAAGGCATCGATCATCTCCTGAAAAGCACTCATTGGGCGGCCAGCAGCGCGGTGGCGATGAACAATTGCCCATCCAACGACGCGGCGGCTTTCACCGCCGCAATCTTCTGGCCGCTGTCGATCAAAAGGTATTCCGGCAGGTTCGCGGGCAGGTACAGATTGCTGGTCGTGGCCGTGGGATTGGTGCCAATGGCCAAATGACAGGCCACCGTTGCCACCACTCGCACCAAGACTGCCGTCAACGCGGCGGTTTGCGCCGATGTCGCGGTCAGTGCCAATACCACATCCGCCGCCGAATTCGGCTGAATAAACGGCAGGGCCTCAACATTGGGGCCTGCCAGTGGGGTTTTGATCAGGTCAGGCATGGCTTTAGGTGTTCGTCAATTTGACCAGAACAGCCGGACGCAAACACATGGGCAGGGGATTGCTTTGCGTGTGCAGATCCGTGCCCCGTTCAAACTTGCGGGGTTCCTGCTTGGCGTAGAGGGGTTGGCCAAGGGTATTTGCCGTCTCATTAAAATCCGCCGGTGCGAAATACGTGGTAAACGTCCCCAGCGTGCCAATGGGGAAACAATGCCCCTCGTTTGCGGCAATAAACCGCCGCACGTTGCCGTCGGCATCGGTGGCCACGCCGCGATATTCCTCAAACACCATGCCAGCAAAAGGGAAACCAGAGCGCATATCGTCCCGCAACGCCGCGCCGTCTTGCCAGCGTTGATAGGCCTCTTTCACCAAAGCATGACTGGTCAGGGCATCGAAAAACTCTGGGCTCACCAGGGCGTGGACGCGGGTCATGACCTCGCCTTTCAGGTTATCCTCGATGTGACGGATGACCTCAAGGCATTTCTTTTTGATGTCGGTGGTGGCGGTGCCAAGCTGGAAGTTGACCGATTTGGCGGTGATGCCAAACTCTGTATAAAGATCGAACAATGTCGAGTTATCCGCATCAAGGATCACGCCTTTAAGGGCACCCATGCGCAGATACTCCAGCGTAATGGCATGCTTGTTGCGCATGTTTTGCAGGTGCGTGGCCAAGACATCCGCATAGGCACGGGTAGCGTCTTCCGAACCAAAAGCGCGAATGCCCTGAATTTCTTCGGGCAGCACCACATCATCGTGGGGAATGTGGGGCACGGTGAACGAGCGCACTGTCCGTCTACCGCGCTTACCCAGTGTCCCCGGTGAGCCCAGCACTGCCGTGGGTAGCAGGTTCAAGACACCGTTTTGTTCCTCCACCGTAATGGCCCGAAACCGCACGGGACTCTGCGGCATCAGGTTCAATTGTTCCAGGCGCCCGTAAGTGTTGGGCAGGATATTAATGGCCGACGTCAGGCTGGTCATGCTGAAGGCGGGGTTTTGAAACGGGTTTTGCATGATGATTAGACTCCTTTACGGACAAGAATGCCCTTGGTTTCCAGTTGTGAAATGGCCGTATTTTTTTGCGCCAGTGTGGCACTGCCTGGCCAAACAAGGCCGTGATCGGCGACAATGCCATGGCGGGCGAGGATGAGGCCCTTAACATCCGCCGTGGCCGCAGCAGCATCCGCCAGCAAAATCGCCGCCGCCGTCTGGCTGCCGTCCACGGCGGCCGGGGCGAGCAGAACATACTTACCCGTTGCCGTGATGCGCCCCAACACAGCCCCCAGGGTCAAGTTAGCCCCTGTGCCGATCACTGCGTTTTCCCTAGAAAACAGGTTCGGCGCTTCGTATTTCAGGAAATCGCCGAGATAATTCGATTCGTTTAAAGCAGGCATGATGGGGTCTCCTTACTGTTTGGCTTGGGCGGCGCGTTTCTGCGCTTCGGCCAGCATCGGGTTGGGGGCATCGGTGCCGCTGGCAGGCTGGATTTGAGATTGGATTTCCGCCTGTTGCGCCGCCAGCTCCAGCAGGGTTTTGCGTGCAAATTCCAGTGTTGCACCCTGCTCAATAAAATCAGCGGCTTTATCGGGCTTGCCAGCCAAACGGCAGGCATGGATGATCTCCAGATGCTGGGTTTTCAGGGCTTCGGCGGCTTCTTTTCGGATAGCCTCCAGATCAACGGGGGGTTTTTCATCAAGCATACGGGTTTCCTTTCGTGGTTTGGGGGTTAAGGTGTTGGCGAGAGACTGGACGGTGCTTTCAAAAGTGCCCATACCATCGGCAAGCCCGGCTTTTACGGCATCGTCGCCAAAGAACAGCCCGGCTTCCGTGGCGCGGACGGCATCGGGAGTCATTCCCCTGTTACGGGCAACAGTATCAAAGAACAAACCGTACAGGCGGTTCACTTCGGCTTGCAGGAAGCCCGCTGCGTCTTCGCTTAAAGGTTCATGGGCGTTGAAATCGTTCTTGCGACTGCCAGCAAACAGTGTTGTGACCTTCACACCCTGCTTTTCGTCGTAGCCCGATTGATCAACGTGGGCAGCCAGCACGCCGATGCTGCCCACGCCGCCGGTGCGGGTGAGTAACAGTTTATCGGCGGCACTGCCAATGGCATAGGCAGCGGAAAAGGCGCTGTCATTAGCTATTGCCCAGACGGGTTTGCCGCCACGGGCGGCAAAAATACGGTCGGCCAGATCAAACGCGCCCGCCGCTTCACCGCCGGGGCTGTCAATCTCAAGGAGGATGGCATCTACCGATGGATCATTGAGGGCGGAATCGAATCGTGCCTGCACGTCTTCATAATTCCCAAAGCCGAACAGTGCATCGAGGAACGATCCGCGTTTGACCAGCGGCCCCAATACCGGCACCACCGCAATTCGGGCGTTGCCGCTGGTCGAGCCGCTACGCGCTGCCAGTGATTGCGGCGCACGCAGCAGCGGCAGAGCGTGCGGCGCCAGCAACAACGGCCGGTTCAGCCAGTGTTGGGAGAAACTGTTGGTCATGGTTACTCGGGAAAACTGCTTTGTGTTTGTTGCACCGCGCCGGTTTTGGCGACTTTGCGCGGGTCACTGTCTAAAATCAGGCCAAGGCTGTCGGCACGTTCATTATCAGCGGCGATTTCCGCATCAATCTCTTCGGCGTCGTATCCCAATTCAGAAACAACCTCCGACCGGCTTTTGAAGCCGTTGCGCACGGCGAGTTGTTCGGCCTGTTGGTCTTTCAGCGGATCAACCCAATCCCAGCCTTGGGGAATCCATTTCGCGGCAAGATAGGCACGGCGGTTTTTCTGAAAATCGCTGAGCGAAATGGGGAGTGCGCCCGCCAGCACCGCCAGTTCCAGCCATCGCTGCCACACGGGGCGGCACAGTTGGTACACCAGCACCTGATGTTGCAGCATGGTACAACGGCGGCGGAATTCAATCAAACCAGCACGAATGCTGGAATAATTGACCCCTGTCAGGTCACTGGTGAGTTGTTCGTAAGTGATGCCAAGGCCAACGGCGATCATCCGCAGTTGCTGGCGGAAAAACGCCTCGTAACTGCCGCCGACATCGCCAGGCTCCGAGAATTTCACATCCTCCCCAGGCTCTAAAAGCTGCAGCGTGCCGGGTTCAAGCCCTGCCTGCGCCGCACCTTTATCGTCAGGATTCCCTTCACCCATGAAGGGCGTGTCGGGGTCGTTTTTGGTAATGAAGCCGGCGAACATGGCGGCGGTTTTCTTGCGCACCAGTTCCGCATCGTCGTATTGATCGAGTTCATAGAGCTTGAGCAGTACGCGGCCTAACCATGGCTCGCCGCGAATCTGCCCTGGGCATTGGGGTTTAAAAATATGCAGCACTTCTTCGGCGGGCACGCGCACCGTTTCTTTGGCGGTGCCGAACAGAGCGGCATCGCCGGGGTGTTCACGGTACAGGTGATAGGCGACCCGTTGGCCGAGGCGGTTAAACTCAATGCCGCCCCTGATAAAGTTGCCGTTTGCCAGCGGTTTGTTGTTGCTGGCATCCAAGTGTTCCGCTTCCAGCGTTTGCAGTTGCAGCGGCACGGAAAGGCCATCTTCTGGGCGGCGCACGCGCAGGCGCACAAAGCATTCGCCCCCTTCCACCATGGCGCGGCAGATGAGGGCTTGCAGACCGTAAAAGTCCGTCAACCCCACGCTGTCGGCCTCATCCGTCCATTCCAGCCACAGAGCCTGAATTTGCTGGCGCAGGTCGGATTCATTTGTTTTCGATTGCGGTTTGATGCCCGTGCCAACGGCATTGGCCACAATCGCCTCAATGCCGTTGGCGGCGTAGGCGTTTTTCCGCGCCATGTCGCGGCTGCGGGAGCGCAGCAGCGCCGCATCCTGAAACAAAATGGCATTGGCGGAATCGTTCGTTGGCATCCACGTTTGCAGCCGCCGTCCCGTGCCCGCCGTATCATAGCCTAACGCCTTGGCTTTAGGACGTTTCAACCAGCCAAAAATGGTCATTCCACACCTTTGCTGGTGAATACGCGGATTTGGCGGGTTTTGGCACCCGTGGTGCTTTTAACCTCTTGGCGGATACGGTCGCGCAAAGAAATCAATTCGCCTAGCTGTACCTGGCTGTAGCCCACGGTTTTGCCGTCATAGGCGACAGAGGCCACCCGCTCGCCGCTTTGCAGCTTGCGGATGGCGGTTTCGATGTCGGTGAGGTCTTGTTCGATGTAGGCCATGTCAGCTCATCCAGCGCGACCGCGTTACGCGGGGGCGCCCAGGTTTATTTGTTGTCACAGGTTCAATGGCACGGCGCTCGGCAGGCACCAGTTGCGCTTCCAGATTCTGCCAGTGGCGGTCGGTAAAGCGTTCGATGCCAAGGGTAATGGCGGCGGCGCGGGCGTAAATCCGGCAGTCGAGGGCCTCGTTGCGTTCCCGCAATTTCTGCCATTCCCGTTTTGGGTAGCCCTTGACGGTCTTGGTCACCAGCTGTTCGGCGGTCAGCTGCTTGAAGTATTCCGCTTCATACTGCGGAAAATGGCAGTATCCGGAGGGAAACTGGCTGTCTTCGCTGCGCTGGAGCTTCAGCCACTGATAGAGTTCGGATTTCAGCAGCGAAACGCCCACTGGCCAGACCTTGATGCCCCGCCGCAAGCGTTTGCCGCCGATATTCACATCCAGCGCCGTGGGGGCTCCCACCGGCGCTATCGCCCGTTCCACACCCTTGACCGCCAGCACGCGGCCGGCTTCTTGGCGGCGGCACCACGCGTAGACATCCTGCGTGGCAAAGCCCGTATCCACCGCCAGAGCGCGGATCATGAGATCAACCCCGCTGGCATGCCGGAAAGGTTCGCTAAGTAGCGTTTGTAACTGTTGCCAGACAGCTTCCTGCGCTGGATCGCCGTACAAAATACGGTAATCCACCGACCAGCTTTCTTTGCCCTTGCCCCACGCAACCACCTCGACTTCGATGCGATCTTTTTGAATGTCGGCACCGGCGGTGAGCAGCAGACCAGATAAAGGGATAATTCCAAGAGAGTAATGCTCCCGCCGCTCATATAGCCGCTGCCAATCCGGGGCTTCGCCGCGATCCACCCAGGTTTCGCCCAGCACCGTGTTCACCCAGACCTTGAGTTGTGCTTCATCGTCCTTGGCCTTGAGGAACGCCCGCACCGCTTCTTCCCAACTGAACCAGCCCACGGGGCTGTAAAGCGACGAGAGGTGATACCCTCGGGTCTTACCGTCGCCCACCGCTGTACTGCGCCATTCGCCGCCCTCCAGCATCCGGCTTTTGCCGTGGTTGGGGATGGGGGTATCACACGCTTCGCAGTGATAACGCACCGTGGCGGGGTCATTGTCCTGCCACCGCAACTGTGCCCATTTCAGTATCTGCATATGCCCACACACGGGGCACGGCACATGGAAGAAACGCTGATCCGAGGATTCAAATTCTTTTTCAATACGGCTGAGACCGCTCACCGTAGGGGTAGACACCTCTAGAATCTTGCGCCGCGCAAACGTGGCGGTGCGCTGTACCGCCAGCGAGACGGGATCGCCTTCACCGTCGGCATCGCCGGGGTAACCGTCGATCTCATCCATGAACAGATACCGCACGGGCATGGAGCGCAGTCCTACGGCACTGTTTGCGCCCGTAATGACAACGATACCGCCGGGGAATTCCTTGCTTTGCACCGTGTTACCCGCATCGCGGGAACGCGGGTCTTTCACCTTGGCGCGAATAGCCGGCGTATCATCAATCAGCGGCGCAAAGCGTCCCTTGCTCCACCGTTTGCCCATCTCCACGGTGGGCAATACCACCAGCATCGGCCCTGGCGCTTGGTCAATGACATAACCGATCCAGTTGTTGCCGGCTTCGGTGCCTCCGACCTGGGCGCCCTTCATAAAGACGACCTTCTCAACCCCACTGGAGGGCGACAGGCAGTCCATGATCTCGCGTAGGTAAGGCGTTCTGTCCGTGCGCCACCGCCCTGGCTCAGCGGAAGCCGTTTGCGACAGCATCCGAAACTGATCCGCCCACTGCGACACCGTCAGCAGCGGATCTGGCCGCAGGCCGTCGCTGAAGGCGGCGTTGTAAATCTCAAAAGCTGTCGGCATCGGACAGTTCCACCAGGACGGTACGGATTTCGGTGGTCAGCAGGGTGTGTACTTTGGTGGCGTCATGCTCGGCGGCGAGTATTGCCGCCAGTCGATCCGGCAGGTTCAGCATCCCGTCCCGCACGATGCGTGCGCGGCGGAAGGCGGCGATTTTGACCTCATCGGCGCTCACCAGCTTGCCGGTTTCTGCTTTGGCCTTGGCTTCCAGCAGCCGCCCGCGCTCAACCTCGGTTTTGATGCGGGATTTGAGCAGCAAGGTTGAGAGGCTTTGGCCACCACCATCCACTAATTCATCGCTGGAAAGCTGCCGCAATGGCTCTCGCAGGGCGGCCAGCGCCGCTTCCGCCTGCACCGTATCCACCTTGCCATTGGCGAGACGAATCGTGCCTTGTTTGATCAGCTTGGCGGCATATTGCCGTGAGAATCCTTTTTGCCGTGCCCATTCAGACGGGGTGAGGATCATTGTTTTTTAAGAAGTGTTTTTTGCGGCGATGACGGGGATAGCCGCCAGAACGTGACGCTGGTGGCTGGCAGATAGGGTGCGAAACATTCTGATTAATTCCTGTTCAATCTCGGTGAGGTGGACGGCATCCGGCAGCGGTTCCCAAAAATAATCCATGCCCACCTGTAACAAAGGGGCCAGCAACATCAGGCGGGCCGCCGAAATGCGGTTCACACCCCGCTCAATTTTTTGCAGTTGTTGAAACGTGATGCCCAAATGGTGCCCAAGATCCTTTTGGGTCAAACGAATAGCCCTTCGCCGATGTTTGATTTTTTGCCCGATGATCCCACTTAAGGCGCGCTCTTGATCTTCCATCCACAATCCTATTTTTTACATTAAAAACAATGCACTAATGGCCTTTTGTTTTTTAGGGTAAAGACAGGCGGATCTCAAGAGAAATAACGATTACACCATTGAAAATAAATGTTTTTATGACTTGATAAGCCGTAAAAACGAAGCCTTGGTGGATCCCAAGCGGACACCGCTTATTTTGTTCACCTTAATCAGGAGCTTTTTATGACACACTCTTCCAAAATCCCAAGCAAACAGGCCATTTTTCTGGATTTACTGGGCCAACCCGAGGGGGCTAACCTTGGTCAACTCATGGATGCGACGGGCTGGCAGGCGCACAGCGTACGGGGGTTCATCAGCGGATTTATCAAGAAAAAACGTGGTTTGACGATCGTTTCTGAGAAACGTGAGGGGGTGCGTTTTTATGCTCTGCAAACCCAAAACTCTGCAATGCAGAAAGAAGATGCAGGGGACCTCGCCGAAGCGCAAGCTGAAGAAGCCGAATCTGAAGATGAATCTGAAGCCGAAGCTGAAGCCCAAGCCCAAGCCTAAAGTGACCCGGAAGAAAACGGCGTTCCGTCTTCGCGGATCGCCGTTTTCCCCGTAAAATCCTGCCACCGCTTCACAATCACGTCGACATAGCGGGGATCAAGTTCAATCAGCCGCGACTGCCGCCCGGTTTTTTCACAAGCGATAAGGGTAGAACCAGAACCGCCGAACGGATCGAGCACGATATCCCGCGTTTTGCTGCTGTTGCGAACCGCCCGTTCCACCAGTTCCACCGGCTTCATGGTGGGGTGCAGATCGTTTTTCTGAGGCTTGTTGAAAAACCAAACATCACCCTGATCCCGCGCCCCGCACCAGAAGTGTTCCGCGCCTTCCTTCCAACCATACAAAATCGGCTCGTACTGCCGCTGATAATCCGACCGCCCCAGCGTAAAGGTATTTTTTGCCCAGATAACGAAGGTTGACCATTTGCCGCCTGCCTTGCGGAAGGCCGATTGCAGCGTGTCAAGTTCGCTGGAACTCATGCAGACATACACCGCGCCCTTGCAAACCAAGAGAAAATTGACGCACGCATCGTATAAAAACTGCTCGAACCCTTCGCCGAGATTGTCGTTCATGATGGTGCGGCCCGCGTTTTTGCCGCCCTTGGCGCGGATTTTATCCTTGGCGGTGTTGCCGTAATCCACGTTGTAAGGCGGATCGGTAAAGACCATGTCGGCCAGCCCACCATCCATCACCCGCTCAACATCCGCCAACACCGTGGCCGAGCCGCAAAGCACACGGTGATCCCCCAGCAGCCACACGTCGCCGGGCTGTGATAGGGGGTTTTCCTGAATCTCAGGGGCGGCGTCATCGTCGGTGAGACCTTGGTTTTCAGCGTGTTCGCCATTGAGCAATCGGTCGATATCCTCGAAATCAAACCCCGTAATGTCCAAATCAAAATCCGCTTCCCGAAGGGCTTGCAGCTCGATGCGGAGCATTTCTTCGTCCCAGCCTGCATTTTCAGCAATTTTGTTATCGGCGATGACCAAAGCTCGCCGCTGGGTTTCCGAGAGATGAGCCAACATGATCACCGGCACCGTCGGCAAGCCCAACCGCTGCGCCGCCATCAAACGCCCGTGCCCCGCGATGATGACGTTGTCCTCACCGATGAGGATCGGGTTCACAAAGCCAAACTCGGCAATGCTGCCCGCGATCTGGCTGATCTGTTCATCCGCATGCGTCCGCGCATTGCGTGCGTAGGGAATCAGCCGCTCAAGCGGGGAATGTTGGATTTGCAAGTCGTTCATGTTCAGTCCTGATCAAAACAAGCGCGGAGAGTGCGCCACGCATATGCCGCTGCCAGCGGTACCACCCCGTTACCGCAGGCTCTGATGCGGTCCACCCGATAGGCCAGCCCATCAGCCATTCGGTGAACGCTGGGTTTAAGGTGGGCTGGGACACCGCTCCAGTCGCCGTTTGGGTGGGGTGGGAACAGTGCAAGGTGGCTTCCACATTCAGCGGTTTGGTGTTGCGCTGAAACTGGCTCGCACCCCCATTGTTCTTTGCATCCTGCGCGGTGATGGTGGGCCAAACCTTTATCGTTTCTGCCAGCCCCATGCTGTAATGTTCGCTGGTGCTGCCTGGCTCCTGCGCCCGTGGGGTCGGCCAGAGACTCTGTGTTCCCAAATTGCTGGGGCTGTCTGGCATCGTCCAATTCACCACGCCCACTTCCAGCCGCTGTTTCGGGTTGCCCGCTGCAATCTCCCGCGATGACGGCCCGTTTGCCGATGACACCCGCACGGTGGGCCATGATGAATAATCGTTCACGGCGGTGCGGCGCACCCACTTCTTCCGCGCTAAACAAACCCGCCGCAATTTGGTAACCCAAGCCGTCCAGGTCATGGCAGACCTGTTCAAATCCCAGCGATAGATGGTGGGCGACGTTCTCGAAAAAGCACCACTGGGGTTGACACTCGCGGGCGATACGGGCGACGTGTGGCCAGAGGTGGCGGGGGTCATCGGCAGCGCGTTTTTTCCCTGCGATGCTGAACGGCTGGCAGGGATAGCCCGCTGTGATGCAATCCACTGTTCCACGCCAGCTTGTGCCGTCAAAGGTTCGCACGTCAGACCAGACATGCGCCGGATCCAACCGTCCTGCTTCCATATGCGCAACAAGGAGGCTGGCGACATAGGCTTCCCCCTCGACATAACAAACGGCACGGGCATCAGGCACGGCGAGACGCAGGCCAAGCTCAAGCCCGCCAGCGCCGGCACATAAAGCCAAGACATTCAAAATGATTTCCGAGAATAATTTCTGTGGATGAAGATTGTGTCAACCAACCGCGTCAACCAGGTTGACAAACGGGGGCTTAGTTGACAGTTTTGGTTGACAAGAAAACGCGGGAAAAACGGGCATTTAGGGGGCGGTTGTCAACCGCGTGTCAACCTTGTGTTTTTGGCTGACGCTAAAAAGATCCTGCGCTTAGCCCACCCGCATAGGTTTTGGGGCGGGGAGGACCCTGTTTTTTCTAAAGTTTTTAAGGGTGAAGAACGTAACGGTTGGCTTCATGGCCCACTTATTCACTCTACCTATGAGGTTATCTTTTCGGTGCACCAACCGTCAAGAGAAAAAATGCACTTATCGTAGCCGTGCGGCTACAAAAGTAGTCCTGCGTAGCGGTGCGTAATCCTGCGTAGGTCATCGTCTGCGCCGCCCCTCGTTCATCTCATCCAGTGCTTCCCGCAGACGAATGATGGCATACCCCTTGCGCCAGCCGCGTTGTTCTTCGTACGCCACCACGCTGTGGCAGACGCAGCAAATGGCTTCCAAGATGCGCTGAGATTCCGCGTTGACCCTGTCCATCACCGCGCGGTAGTCGTGCACGGCCTGCAAGGCCCGATGGATGGCCTCGTCACTGGAAGCGCTTTGATCCACCCGTGGTTCCCACTGTTGCCCTGCGCTGCGGTGCGTGCGCATGAACAGGGTGTAGAGACGGTCGGCGATGCGGTACTGGTCGTGGTTGAGGCCACGGCAGCGGTCGGGGGCGATGTCTTTGGCCTCATCCTCACAGTACCAGCGGTAGTATTTATCAATCGGTCGCTGGTCTTTGATACGGTTGGCATAACCCAGATCGGTCTTGATCGGCTCGAACGTCACCCGTGCCTGCATTTCCGGTGTGCCAAGGTCGGCGTACAAACCGCTCGGCAGGATGTGGAGGTTTTTCTTTTTAGCCATGGTTCAGGTCTCCTTTGTGGTGGTTCATGGCCCAGTGCAGCAGGGCGAGGGCATCGGCTTCGTTGTCGTCCGCAGGGGCGTGGCCGAGGGCTTGCATGGCCTTGATCATGGCTTCTTTGGTGGCATTGCCTTTGCCGGTGGTGAATTGCTTGATGGTGCCCACAGGAACGCCTTGGTAGGGAATCTCGTGATGTTCACACCAAGCGGTGAGGTGGGCCAGAAAGCCGCCGTAAGCATGGGCGGCATCGACACCGAGGTGGCGGCGGACTTCCTCGAAATACACCGCCTTCGCGCCGCCGCTGACGCGGTGTGTTTCCTCCAGCCAGTGTTTAAAGCGCAGGTAGCGCATGCCGCCACCTTCAAAACGGCGGGGTTTGAAGCACACCGTGCCGCTGAAGATGTGTCCGCTATCACCGCGCAGCGCCCAGCCGAGGGTGGTGCCGAGGTCGAGGGTAAGGATGGTGGTGAAGATATCGCTCATATGGCCCTCCCCACCAGCGTGCGGGTAGCAGCCTCTCCCCCGTTATAAGGGGTGGTATTCACCCCCCTTATAGGGGGGAGTCTGCGTGCATTCTGCTCGATGCCATTAAATACAATAAAAACAATGAATTGAAACCAGAATGCACAGAATGCAAACCAGAATGCGCCGCATTCTGTAATCTGGTTTAACCTATTGATTATATTGCATTCCAGAATGCAGAATTTTTGCATTCTGCATTCTGCTTCCCCAGTTTTGCATTCTGCCCTTTGGGCCGGATAATGCTTAATTTTCATGCTCTTCCTCCTGATAAATCCAGATATTGGGGTTTTCAACCTCGCGGGGCATACCGCTTTGCGAGCACTTGAAGTGGGTTGGTAAAACACAGGCTTCTTGACCGCCCGGCAGGGTGAGCAACATGGCTTCAACGCACATATAGCCAAACTTGCTGCGCTCTGGCTGAGGCAGTTGGTAATCTTTGATATTGCGGAAAAACTTGATGTAGCCCTTGGTAGTCAACACGCTGATGCGCTCCTGCACGGAACGATTACTCCCGAGACCACCCTGATTCTCGAATCGTTCGGCAAACTGGGCGATGGTGTACGCACGCCCTTCTTTCGCTTCATCGTAGAGTAGCTGCAGGATGACATCGCGTTTGCGCCGCCGTTCAGCATCCAGCCGTTCGCCGTGCTGAACCCCAATCAGCCTTTCGCTAAACGGATTCAGCTCCACCCACTGGCCGGCGATCTTGTCGATAATCTTGCGGGCGGGGGACTGGCCGTTGCGCAACTCAAAATACAGATGCCGTTTGCTGTCCAGCTCGTTCGGGCGTGCTAGGATCAAGCCGCTGGTGTAATAACTGCGAAGGCTGCTGGCACCGCTCAGCGCCTGAAACGGGTCTTCCTCAAGCTGTTTTTTGCCGATTTTACGGGTATGGTGGGCAAGGATGATCCCGGCTTCGGGATTGACCATGTCACGCAGTCGTTCCACCCGCTCGCGCAGGAAAAACAGCATGGCATTGTTGTCGTTCTCGCTGTTCCCTTCGGGGCCGCCATCGAACAGGTTGCGTAAAGGGTCGATAACGATGATATCGGGCGGCAATTCTGGGAACATCTCACGGATCAGTTCGGCCACTGCCAATATGCCCGCTTCGTTCAGGATCATCTTAAACTGTGGTGTAATGGCGAGGTTATCCCACGCCAGTTCAACGATGTGGGCGGCCAAGGATAGCTGTTGGATACGTTCGCGGAGGTAGTGGTACTGGATCTCGGCTTGAAGGATGAAGATGCGCAAAGGCCGGGCGGGGCGAAACCCCAAAAACTCAAGCCCCGCCGCCATATGAATGCACAGGCACAGGATAAAATCGGTTTTGCCCACCTTGGGCGCACCGCCAAATGCCAACAGCCCAGCGGGTGTGAGCAGGCGCGGCGCGATGAGATCCGGCGGCATTGGTGAGGTGTCGTGGGCATAGGCACGCAGCAGCTTCGCCTTGGGCAGCAAGACAGACGGCTTGGAAGGGGTGGAGGCCAGAAACCCGGGAATGTCTAACCCTTCGGCGACAGCATTAGCGGCATCCCACTTGGGCGGCTTGCCGACAGGCGGGGTAAGCACAGACACCGAGGCCGCACCCGCCAGCCGCAGCGCATCGGCGGCACGCAGGGCATAGGCTTTGCCTGCCTCGTCATTGTCTGGCCAGATCAAAACGTGCTTACCAGCAAGTGGTGACCAGTCGGTTTTTTGGGTGGGGGCATTGGCACCATTCATGGCGGTGGTGGCGCAGATGCCTTGGGCAATCAGGGCATCTGCGCATTTCTCGCCTTCTACCAGCACCACACGATCGGCGGTGACGATGCCGGGCTGGTTATACAGCGGGCGCGGGTCGGGGGCCTTGTGGCGGCGGGCTTTGACATCCCATGGGCGGAATTCTTTGCCGTTTGGCGTATCGTAGCGGTAGACGCAGGCGATGAGGTTGCCCGCCGTGTCCAGATAATCCCAACGGGCAGTGGCGGGACCAAGATCATCGGTGGGTGGCTCTCGGCGCGGAGCAGAAAAGACAGGAGCGGTACCCATCCAGTTGTCGATGCTCTCCAGAAGTCGGCCAAAATCCCGCCGTGTGTCCAAACTGTGCACGACTGCCCACAGGTCGAATACATCCCCGCCTTCACCCGTGGCAAAATCCTGCCACAATCCCGCTTGATCCCCCCGCAGCGTGACCGACAGGCTATCACCGCGCTGGCCGTTAAGGCCGCCGATCTTAAACGCGCCATTACGGATTTTGCCGCTGGGGAACAGATGATGCAGAACGCCAGGCAGTTGGCCGATCAACGCCCTGCGCAGCCTCTCCCGCCGTGCCTCGAAAGACTCTTCAGGCGTTTGTTCAGCGGCATCGTTGAAATCCAGCCAGTGGATGTTGCTCATGACTGCCCCCAGCATCGGTCTTGCCAGGCGCACATTTTACAAATGTGATGGGCGGGGTCGTTGGCGATACGCGGCAGCCATTCGTGGGCATCGCAGGCTTGCAGGATCTTCACCGCCCGGTCGCTCATCTTTTGTGCCAGTGCGGGATCGAACGGCAGCAGTTCGACATAGAGTTCCGCCGTATCCTTGTTAATGGCGGTGAACAGGGCGGGATTGCTGGCGACACCAGATATAGTGCCATCCAGATACGCCTGATAGATGGCGATTTGCGCTGCATAAACGGGTTTTGAGAGCACCAGCCCACGCTTCTGCGTGTCCTTCCACGATTTGTTATTCAGTGCCTTGCATTCCCATAGCATGGGGAAGGTTAGCCCCAGTTCAGCGGGTGCTCTATTGATGATGCCGTCTACATGACCGCGAATCCCCCCGCCTGCCGCTGTGAAGCCAAACTGGCTGCCATCGGTCTTTTCTGTGTAAAGATCAAACCCCGCCAAACGCAGCCATCCTGCCGCCATAGCCTCAAAGGTGTGGCCTGCCTCAAATATTCGCAGTAGCTTACCGCTGAAACCACGTCCTGCATCCACCGGCGTATGCAAATATTCGTATTGCAGGGCACGGTCACAGTCGGCACCGATGCGGGATGCGCCCAGATAATTGCGTGGTTGTTGCTGCTTGTTCCGTGCTTCAAGAACATCATCAATCGCTTCAATTATGCGTTCAGCGGGTGTGGGTTTGTGGTTGTAGTCGAGCATCAGAACGGCACCTCCGCTCTATCGGCAGAAGCCGCAACGATGCGCTCTTGAAACGCCGTGACGATCACCTCGATGAGCTGCAACGCCTGCTCTCGGCTGTAACGGGCGGGCGGTACCTCAAAGCCGATCTCGGCCATGAGTTCGCCCATGGGCTTTAGGCACGCCTGAAAGGCAGCGCGTTCCAGCGGGGTTGGGTCAATCATGATGCGCCTCCGCCGCTGCGCCGCGTAGATGTCCTGGCAATGGAGGGAACAGAATTTGCGGTAGGATTTGTGGCGTTGGGGGGTGAAGAGGGCTTCTCGGGTATCGAACCAGCCAAAACCCCGCTCTTGTCGGATACAAATTGCACATCTCACGCGGTCCCCCGTTGTCTGGAGGCCGCGAACACCAGTTGTTGGATGGCGCGGCGCTTGAAATGGAAGGTGATGAGGGTGGATGCCTGATAGCGGGTCAGGCCATAATCGTTGCGATAGTTGGGTGGCAACAAAGAGAGTTGTTTGTCGGTGGCAGGCAAACTCAGCCAGCGGCGGGTTTTGCGGGCACTATCGTCGGTCTCATGGGTATTGAGCCAGTCATCGGCGGCGGCCAAGGCCACCATGCGGTCACCCATAGACAAAAGGCGTGGCGACAACTCCCTGCCGCCCCCCACCGCATGCCAGCGGCCTTCAAGGAAAAACACCCCTGCCCACGCATTAAACCCTTGTGCCAGCAGCGCGGCATCATCACCGAACAGGTCGCACCAGCGGAAACTGGAGCGGCTGAGCAGGTCAATCTCGGTCATGACGAAATCGGCCA